AAAAGAGGAAGCCGAGTATCGAGTTAATTTGATTAAGATTATTCTCAGCCATGATATCGTCGATGGACTTCGGCTCTTTACCGTCGTCGATGTTATCGCTTCTTAATGGCTTCGTAGGTAGCAATCAGTCGTGCGTTCTTATCGTATAACTTTTCGTACTCCTCGCGGTTCTCCTCGGCTAACTCCTCGAGGGACTTGACCTGATTCTTAAGCCGTCGGTTATCATCTAAGAGGCCAGCGATTACTTTCTCGCATTCGGCTACTGCTTGGTTCGCTAAGCTGACAGGGATAAGCTGGCTCATTTTGTTTCGGTAAGTTTTGTTATTTCAATGTTATAACCTTGGGACTTTGCGTACTCGATGAGGTCATCGATAGTCCAAATCTCTGAGTGTGCTGTTTCCATTAGACGAGGGGTACGCGTGGGACGGTGGAAACGATTTCGTGCGCCCAATCTTTAATGGCCCCAATCTCTCCGGGTCGGAAGGTAGCCTCGTAACCGATGAAGCACTCAGCCTCGAGGATTTGCATCTGCTTATCTTCTTCTTCGTTTGCTGGGCCTACGCCCTGGCATCCAATCTTAATCGTGATGACGTTTGCAGGTGCTACGGTATCCACAACGCAACGGTACTCGTTTGCATAACGCCAATCGGGAATGATGCAGGAACGTCCTGAGAGAATAGCGTACCGAGCATAGTCCGCGCACGAGTCTGCAAAGATGTTCACGTTGATTGCCCGCATCGACTTGCCCATGGCGACGAGCAGATCACGATTGCGAACCTTGTCGGCCTCCGTGTGCATATCGATTGAGTTTAAGCCCGCACGTGAATACGCGGCATTGGCAGCATCTTTCAATAGGTCAGCGAAAGCATGGCGACGACTACGGCCTGTGGTGTGCAGGTCGATAATTGCGTTGCCGAGCGTGTCCTTCCCAGCCCGAGCATAGCCGGTGATGAGATAGACTGTTGGGCGCAGGATTGTTACGTGTTCCATATCAGAACGCAGGTTTGAATGTGCTTACGTCGTAATCGACATAGGTCTTACCGCCAAACTCACGCGGCTCACCTTTTTTGATAGTCGCTTTAACAGGCTTCTTCACGACTGCGTTGATAGCGTCGGCAATTTGAAACTCATCAGTGATGCCAGCCGTGGAAACTTTTTGACCGCCCGCAGCTTCGAGGAAGGAAGCGAGACGAGGCATCGCTTTTGGACTGCCGAAGAAAGTTGCCTTAACATAAGCTCCGCAGTTTGAGCGCAAGCCGACTTTGACAAGTGGCATACCCTTACTGCTTTTCTTTACGTCAGTTTCTTTAATCGTGCAGACAGTGAATGTGTATTCGCCATCGGTTGGAGCGAAGTTGAGGGGAGGGCCTTCAAACTTCTTTTTAACGTACTCGGACATATCTTCGGTCATGTGTGTATTTGTTTTTGGGTTGGGTGAAATGCTTTGATGTTAGAGAGTAATCTCCGTGGCAACCTTCTTCGCTCCGGGTAGATCAGCGAGGACGGTGACTCCAGCCGACGCGAGGGAAGGCCATTGACCGCTTGCGACGCATTGGTCGTAGATGGAGTAAGCACGCTCAATCTCGGAGCGTCCTTTGGCGAGTAGGTCGCCAGCAATTTCGTAGACTGCCCCTTGATGCCCTGCGTCCTTCTCGACCAGGATTACGCGGAAGCCACGAACGTCGGAACGGTGAGCGTGTGGAAGGTTGATGTAGTGAGCCGCTTGGAGGTGGTACTTGAAAGACAGAATAGTGGACAGTGCGGAACGTTCACCAGCTGAGTCGCTCGTGGTCTTGAGGTCGTAGATATAGCCATCGTCGCTGATGAGGTCAGGGATGCCCTTGAGAGGTGTCTCCTTGCTTTTAGCAGTGAGCGCACATTCACGCCAGCCGTCCTGCTTTAGACACTCGATGCCAGCATCCTCGCAAATCTTCATAGCACCGTCAGCGATGGACAGTACCAAGTTATAGTCGTCAAAGTTGAGTTGGACTTGTCCAGGCTTGAGAGAATCCATCGACGCTTGCCAAATGGCTTTGCCTTCTTTCGTCCTGCGATCGCACTCCGGTGCCATGGCATAGGTCGAAAGGAAGTCGGCATTTTTTAAGACTGCGAGGTGAACGGCCTTACCGATTATAAGGGCTTTCGTCTCCTCGGATGGTGTCGCCTTCCATTGCTGGTAGTGGGCGGGTGAACCATAAAGCAAATGTTTAAGTCCGGTAAAGGACAAGGCTTCGATGGCTTCGTATTGCTCACGTGTGAAGTGAGCGGTGGCAGGCAGGGTTTGTTTATTCATTGGGGAAATTATAACTCCTCGTCGTGCGAACCTTCGCAAGCGATTTTGAGATTGTCACGGTGCTCTCGGATTACGGTTGCGTACTCAGCGAGAGTCTCTGCGGACATATAGAGCGATGTGATGGCAGCGAGTAGCTCGTCGATGCGAGCGGTCATGCTTACCGCATCTTCTTCGATGGCGGCATCTTCGATTGCTGTTTCTGATTTGAGGGTGGCACGTGCTCGGGACATGAGTTGCTTGATGCGCTCAATGTCTGCGACTGTGAGGGTGGCTTGCATTTCTGCGTCGGCCTCGATGATTGACTGACAGACGAGGTTAGCCGCGTGACGTACTATGTCGGGGTTCGTGCTCATGCTTTAAGACTTATTCACAGTAAGTATTTAAGACGCAAGCACTAAGCGGATACAGTTTTCCATTCCTGTTTTTTATCGTTCACGCGTCGGCAGGTTACGTATCCGATAAACTTGTACTTAGCACTGAGGGCGGTGAGGTTTGTGCGCTTAGTGATCCGCGAGAAGTCGGAAGCAGTCGGCTCTCCGGCTAAGGTCACGACGGAGCAGTCGGGGTTCACACCGTACAGGCAGTACGACTGCACCTCGCAGACCGATGGGGTCATCGAGTTCTCAAGTGCTTTCTGATACTCGTTCTCTGCCCCAGCCATGCGGTTCTTAGCATTGTGGATAGCCAATCCGCAGACCTTGGGCTGGTCGAACTCCGAGGCCGTGTAGTGCTTAGCCATCTCAGTAGCCGAGATTGTGGAGCATGGAGCGTACTTGTAGCGGGTCGAAGGAGCGGTACGCGGGACGTGTAGCCTTGGGCTTCTCGCGTCGCTTAATCTTACGGATGCCCAGGGTGTGCATATACTCGCGTACCGAGCGTTCACTGATGCCGATAGTCTCAGCGATAAAGCCCATCGTGTGCTTCTTCTTTTTTAGCTCGATGAGTAGAGGCTTGAGAGTCTGCAAGCGTTGATGCTTGGAATAGTAGCCTACCTTGCGTGTGCCGATGGTGGTAGCCCGCTGATCTACGTGCTCGGGCGTGGCGTGGGCGTTGATATAGTCCCCCACGGTGCGTAGGTTGCATCCTATGGCGTTTGCGATTGTGCGCTGGTCTTTCCCTGCCACCCACTCACCAATGACGAGGGAAGCCCATTGTGACTTATCGTAGGGCTTAGCCATTGCTCTTAGGTTCCCACTTTTTGGTAGTTGGAATGGTCGAGCCGGCAGCACCGTCGTCGTCGGCATCGGTAGCGATACCTAAGCCAGCCTGGATAGACTGTCTGCGAAGGTAGGTGATAGCCGAGCCTACTGACTGCGGAGTGCTCTCGGGCTTGAGTGCGATGCTAATCGAGCTGATGGCCTGATCACCTTCAGGGCCTACGACAAAGGTCGAGACACCGACACGACCCTCAACAGCGTAGAGCGACTGGTAGAGTGCAAGGTCATGCTTTGCGAGGATTGGGCGCACGTGGTCGAGGATGGCATCGAGTGATGCGTACTTCGAGCGGAACGCAGGGTTAGTTTTGTTAGCCTTCGGAGACGACATTGCCGCGAGGGCTTTGGCGAAACGTGGAAGGATGGTAGCAGGCTTGGGGGGTTGTTCGTTATTCATGGTGGGAAATTAGGCTAAGCGTTCACGGAGTTTGTCTGCCCGGATACGTTGCGTGCGACCAGCAATGCGTACCGAGTAGTAAGTCTGATTACAAATCTTAATCGGTGAAAGGCGACGTGCGATACCACCGTCAGCCAGGAGCACGTAGGAGTGCTTAGCGTCGGGCGGGATTGATGCCTCAGTTGAGGCGGTCTTGGTCAGTTGTTTTTTCATTGGTAGGGATATTAGAGGTGGAGGTGCTAAATGGTGCAGGAGTCAAGACGGACGGAGAAAAGAGGAAGCCGAGTATCGAGTTAATTTGATTAAGATTATTCTCAGCCATGATATCGTCGATGGACTTCGGCTCTTTACCGTCGTCGATGTTATCGCTTCTTTGGTTCATAGTGCTTGGTCGAGGCGTTTACGATCGTGTGAGCGAGTGCGCTGTTTCCGACAGCGAGTGCGGCACGCATATACGCGAGGCGTAGTGCGAAGCATAGGGTCTTTAGGCGGTAGGACATGGGAAGTTGTTAGATGAGTTTATTGACTGCGGCATGGAGAATGAGCAAAGCATCTGCGGTCTTAAGCGTGACGTGCTCCTCGGGGAATAAGAGCTGTGCCTTGGACTTAAGTTTATTCTTCCACGCTGAAGGCTTCTGCGACTTGTCCTTATGCCCGAGGCCTAGAGCACCTTGCCACACCTGCGGGCGAACGTGGACGATAGGAATACCGTAAGTGCAGAGGATGCCTTCGAGTTGGCCGTAATTGCGAGCCATCACAAAAACAGTCGAAGAAGGAATGATGCGGACAAACTTTGGTAACTCCTCGATGTAGCAACGTGTGCGTCCGTCCTGCTGCATATCGAGAATGTTATTCAGTGCGAGACGCGTATCGTGAAGCGTCGCCGGCATTGCCATCACACGATCACCGAGCGGTGAAGTGTAAGCGATGCCACCGCCCACGCCAGGGTCGATACCGATGTAGTGAGTGACGACTGAGCCGTCGATTTCTTGAGCAGGCATAAAGTTAGTTAAGTAACTTAGACACCTTGAGCCAATACTTAATTGTGGAAACTTTCTTATAGCCCATGGGGCCACCGTTCCAGCATCGTGCAAAGTCCTCGTCCGTAGGAGTGCGTCCGAGTCGCTTGGCGGTGCAGTAGCGGGCGAGGTACGCCTTGCAGATGGCGCGAGCCTTGGCAGGGTCGAACGCGTCAGAGTGCGAGTACTTAACGCGGGACACTTCATTCACGTCCTGCACGACGACCGACCATATTTGCAAGCAGCCTAAGGCTTTTCCGTTGTCGCCCACTGCGGAAGGGTTGCCCGACGACTCGACTTGCACCAGGGCATCGATGAGACGGTCAGACGGTGTGCCTGCGTGGACTGAGCCTATGGAGAGCAGGCCGAGCACCAGCAGGGCAGTCCATTTGCCGGAGAGCCGATACCATGCTCTGCGAAGGAGCACGATCCAGCGAGGGGTGACTTTCTGATTAGATAACAACTGCTTGAGTTGTTCGGATTGTTCGTGGTGGTTCATGTGGGCTGGGTTTGGCATGGGAAGGTTAGCGGGCGATGTGATGTTGCTTGAAATCAGCAAAGCACTTATTGGCGTTATTATAACCAAGACAGTAAGCAAACGTCGTAAGGCCCTGTGGGAGAGTCTTAGCAATGTTAGCGCGTTCTAATCCGTTGTCTGAGTTAAAGTACTTCTCTAACGCTTTGATGATTTCGTTTTCGGTCATGTTGGTAGGTGTAGGCATGGGGAAAGAATTAGACACCAGCACGAGTCAGCTCGATGCAGACGGCTTCGAGTTGTTTAAAATGTTGGTCGTGCATATCGGCACGTTGGTCGCAAATGTTTGCACGATTAAGTAGCGAGGAGACACTTGGTAAGCCCTTAGTATCTTCGGTATTCATTCCGAGTATCGACTCAGCCTGCTTGCGAAGCATATGGGCTTCGGTGCGTTTATCCGCGGCTTGCTCGGCAGCGTGCTCGAGATCCTCACGCATCCAATTGGCAATGGCGGTGGCGGTGTTATAACTGATGGCGACGGTGTTTGTTTGGGTCATGTATGTATTGGGTACTCGACCATCCTCTGCCTAAGTTATCCCTATGTCAAACTTAATACCATTAACTTATTACAACTTACTTATGCCTATTATACAGGGCAGGGCTGGCTTACCGTAGCCCCATGGCATAGCGATTTGACCCCTCTGCGTGCCTCTTAGGGACGCTTTGATGCCTTGGGTGACTGTCTGCCCCTATAAAGCCTTACGGCCAAGGAAAGGGCAATGCCCGCACAAGCCACCGATAAGACCATAGACTCGGCTCGGGCATTAGTTAGTCCCTGCGTCGCTGAGCTGAGTGCCCGCTCATCCTTCTCCGAGTCCGACTTGATGCCCTTGTCCGTGATGATCAGAGCGAGGCCTTCACCGTTCTGCAAAGTCTCGAGCACTGTTTCTGTATGTGTGTACACGCGGTACGATGACCAGGATGCAATGGCGAGTAAACCAGCGAGTGCAATTATCACCGGGTCAAAGGCCTTCGGCTTTTCTGCGACTCGCTTCTTCGCGCTCATTTCTTCTTAACCGTTTTGCGGGATGCTTTAACTTCTGAAAGTTTAGCCTCTCCCTTGGCCTTGATATATCGCAGGGCGTAGTCGAGTATCTCGGGAGCAGCGTAGCCGGACATTCCCACAGCCGCGAACCTTAGTCCCTCGCTGTGAATATAGTCCTGCACTGCGAAGCCGACGAGCACCGAAGTAATACCTGCCGCTGCCATGCGTCGCATGATGTACCCGAACGTCACCGGCTCTTGCGACATTAAGATACGAGCCAACATTGCCGCAGCACCGAGCGGAGCAAACCTTGCGATGTCACCCCATAGTCTGTCAGTCCCGCCAGCCATTGCCGCCTTTGCTGCTTCTTGGAACGCTGGGTCTGATGCCGCCTCTTTAACGGCCTTAGCGAAATCGGGGTCGATAGGTTGTGCGCTCATTTGATGTCAGTCCTGCGGTAGCCTTGTTTCCATAGCACGTTGCAAATCTGCATAGCGATATGGTTTACCTCGGTCTCGTTTAAGTCTTTATCCCGCTGGCATAGCCAATCGCCAATGTGCAATGCTTCGTGGATGTAAGTGTTTAACTTCTCCTTAGCCGTCTGCTGAGGGTGGACTGATATCTTTGCTCTGCCCTGATCCAACTCAGCGAGGCCGTAATACTTCTTCCCCTTGTGGGATAGTTTACGCTCTACGACCTTGAGGCTTTTAAGTTTAAGAGGCTTTGCCATCGGAAGGAGGAGGAGTCACTACACACTGCGACGGTTTAAGTTTTTTATAGATGAGCCAAAGGACTTCGAGTGCTCCGAGGACAGCAGCACCCCCAGCAATCCAAATGAAGGCGGGGGAGTCTAAGAACCAAGGCAACGCGGCAACGCCCGCACCGATGGCGATTACCACGACTGCGTTAATACGGTTAAGACCGAATAGGAGGCCGAGCGTGCCGAGAGTGATTAAGCCAGCACCGACGAGCGATAGGAGCGTGGTCTGCTTTTCTTTTCGGGCAGACTCTAACTCTTTCTCCTTAGCCTCTAATTGGTCTTTGGCTTTTTGCTTCTCGGCTTCGACCTTGCCCCACAAGTCATCGAGCTGACGCTGATGGGCATCGGCTACAAGTTTAGATTTAGCGTACGCGGCAGGGTCGTTTTTAAGCGCACGTTTCTGAGCATAGGAGAGGTCTGCTTCCGAGGGGCGGGGCAGGTAGGTCTGAGCGAGGTCTAATTCTGCCGATGCTACGGAGGTTAAGCCCTGGTCAAGTGCGTTGCTTGCCACGATGACCGATGCCGCGGCTCTACTCATTACCAAGTCGTTCTTATCTGCGTACGCGTCGACCTTGCCAGCCTTAGTGGTTACCTCGGCAGGGGCTTCGGGCTTCGGTGATCGCCATAGGAAGCACCCCGAAAGGAGTAGCGTCGAAAGGATTAGCGCGTGTCTCATTTTTGCAGTGGAGGGTATTGCCCGGGGAAACGTTTATTCCATTCTGCACGCTCCTTAGCAAGTTGCTCGGGCGAGTTGAGTTTAAGGTTTACCGTCTGACTGACGCAACCTGTGGCAGCCAAAGCGAGTGCAATGACTGCGAGGGCCTTCACTTCTTGAGGGCGTTGAGTGCGTCTTTTGCTTTTGCGACTTTCGAGCTGTTGGCGTTTTTAAGGCCAGCGACGAAACCGCCAGCAAAGCCGATAAGAATAGATAGGAGTATAGTAATCATGGTAAGAAAGTTATTCGGTTAAATATGCAACCGAGAGCAGATATTCATTTGTCATTTCGGGGATGCCGATAACGACTGCACCGTTTTCACAGGTGAGGGTCTTGCCGTCCTCTGATCGAGTCCAAACAAGTCCGAGATGGTCAGTAATAGTATTCATCAGAAGTAAGTTGTAACGATGACTAAGCCGTTTGCACCGTTGCCGCCTGAACCCGAAAGGTAGGTGTCATCAGAAGCACCGCCACCGCCACCGCCACCACCGGGCCAGCCGCCATTTGCTCCGTTACCTGTTGCTTGTGCAGTACGATAAAATCCACCGCCACCACCTGTTCCACCAGCATAAGCAACGTCACCGTTTGTACCGTTTGTTGCAGCAACGCCCGCAGTCGTACCGCCAGAACCGCCAGCAAGAGTTGCACTGTAAGATGCAGGGACAGTACTATTTGTGCGTGAACCACCAGCCCCACCAGCAACTGCCGTAGTCGCCCCAGCACCTGCACCACCACCGCCACCGCCACCTAATGCAAGAAATGACCCAGACGTATTGCCACCACCAGCAACTCCTGTTGTGGTTGAAGAATTACCACCTGCCGCAGCACCACCGCTATTTAGTATATTAAATAATGTACCAACAAAACCACCGCCACCTGTAGCACTTGTGCCACCGTTTCCGTTGAACGCTCGGTAATTTCCAAATGAAGAAACGCCACCACTAGATGCTGTTGTAGCACTTCCAACCGTTGAGCGTCCTGCACTTCCTGCACCGCCTGCACCGACATTTATGGCGACCGTACTACCTAACTCATCAGCAGGAATTATAAAATAAGAAGAAGCACCACCGCCACCGCCAGCACCACCTGCTCTTACAATTGCAGTACTTTGAACAGCACCACCACAACCACCGCCACCACCACCAATTGCTCTCACGTGAACCATCTTAGCACCTGCTGGCTTAGTCCAAGTAAATGACCCGCTAGAGGCAGGGCCTCCAAAGGTTTGAATGTCTACCGTTTGTGCGGCAACCGCAGTCGATACAAACGCCGTCGTCGCAATGCTCGTATCATTATCGCCAGCAGTAGGGGTCGGTGCTTTTGGATCTCCGGTGAAGGTCGGGCTGGCGAGCGTCGCGTAAGGAGTAAGGTCAGGAGTAGTCGCTGCCGTGGTCTGCGTGGTACTGTCTGCAAAGATTATGCCAGAACCTGAGCCTAACAGATTAAGACCATCGCCATTTAGAAACGCGCCTTTTTGCCCACTTGTAGTATTGATAGCATACACGCTGGAACTGCTCATGCCGACTACATAGCCTGTCAGTCCGCTAATGCTAACGCCTGCGAATTGAACCGTACTGCTTGTGTTCAGCGTTTGGTTAAAAGGATTGTACGGTGCGGTCAGATAGCCCTGGGATGTCACCCAGCTCTGCGTTGCAAGGTCGAGCGTCGAGAAACTCTTATTCTTCCAAAGGCTCGAGGAGGACTCGTAAACTAATAAATCGTTATTAGCCTTGCTCGTGAATAGCACGTCAGCCATCTCGTCCAACTCTGATCCGTTCTGTATGCGTACCTCAATCGTTCCTTGGTTAGCGTGTACGCGTGTGACCGTTCCGATGTAAACGATGTGGTTAGGGGCGGTTGGTTTCGTCGTCGTGAAAGTGCCAGCCGTAGTCGGTGAAAGATAAAGCGTCGCACCTTCGGCATAAGCCGTCGTATCCAACTTGCCTAACTCGCCAGCCACAATCGCAGTACCGTTTTGGTTGTTAGCAATGCTCGCTGCGATGACTGCAAACGTCCGAGAAGAAGCCGCCTCGCTATTAGCCTGTGCCTTAGTAACGAGTGCCTTATTCCCAGCCGCTCCGCTAATGTAAACAACCGTCCCAGCCGTCAGCGTTGCACCTGTCTCATTCCGTACCGTCGAGAAAAGCGTTCGTGCCGAGTTATCTATCCAAAGCGGGCGAGTAGTCGCCTCGTCGTAAGATAAGATTTGTCCGTCCGTTGCACCCGTTAAAGGCGAGCGCACGAAGTACTCGGTATCCATGGCAACCGTCTGCGTGCCAGAGTTGTAAGTAATCGGAGCCGTAGCCGCTACCACACCCGCAGGGCCTGTCGCTCCGGTAGCACCAGCAGGGCCAACAGGGGCAACCTCAGCCGTGAAACTTGCGGGCGTGTTCGTGCCGACTGTTACGCTGGCCTCGGGGTCTGCTATCGATGCCGTAAAAGTCCCCTTGCCTTCGATGACGATGGAGAATGAAGCGGACATCGATTAAGCCTTTGTTACTTCAGGGATAACTGTGAACTCGATAGTCTCGGAATAGAAAACCGTACCGCCAATGCTGACGCGGATGTCCCAGCGGGCTTCGCCTGTATGCCAATCGGCAGTATATAACTCGTCTCGGGTCGCAGTGATCACTAAGCCTGCACCGTTAAGGGAGGTAACTAAATTGTCGGTGACACCGTTCGCATCCTTAATCGAGGAAGTAATCGTCGCACCGATAAGGTTAGCGAGGCCGCCAGCCGCAGGGGTGTACGTCACCGTAGCAGAGAAAGACGAACCGCGCTTAAATGTGAAGTCGGACATGGCTTGAATTATAAGATGCGAGCTGAGAGAACGCAGGGCAGTAAGCCGTATGTCTCCGATGGAGCACTCGTATTAGAAAACTCAACGTAAGAGCCAACAGAAGTCGCTGTGCCGAGTAATGTATTGATATCGTTTACAGGGTTAGGACTGCCGGTCAAATCCACCGAGAATGAGATGCCAGGGAATGAAGTTAAGAAAGTATTGAAAACCAAAGTGCCGCCAATGGTCTGTAAGTTGTAAGTTACCGTCGAGTTAATTGCCGTAATCGTGAGATAGCCTGTGGTATCACCTTGCTGAGTTAAAGTAGCCTTAGCACCCGACCATCCAGCAGTTGCGTTAATTGCAGTGATGATGGCATCCTGAATGTCCGAAGAAGTGAATGGGAATTGAATTGGGGCAGTTGTGAAACTTAGCGACGGTGTGCTGCCGCTGTATGAAATCGTAAACGTGCCATAAACAGGCTTGTCGTTAATGCTGAAATAAATCTTACCTGATGCAGCCGAAGTTACCGTCATGCTCGGGCTAGTAAGCGCTGATCCGTAAACCGTATAAAAGCCAGCCGAGCCAGGAGTACCTAAGATAAGTGCCGTTTGTGCTGCGTCCGCTGCGGGCAAGTTTTCCATAGGGAAAGCAGCAGACCCTGTGGTCTTAACTAAAAAGAGGTTAATCTTAAGCTTACTATTCTCAAAGAAGTTGAGAGGCTCAGCAAATGCAAGGTCGTTAAAGTCGCGATAAGCAACGTTACGATATGGGTCTAAGAATAGGTCAAAAGTAAGTGCCATGGCTTCTATCTATGCGAAAGCGTCAAACGGTGTAGTTAAAGGTATAGCCGGAAGGAGCACCTGTGCCGCCTGTGACGTACCAAGAGGATGCCCAGCCGTCGTCGATGCAAGGGCCTGTGCTGACAAATGGCCCTGTTGTGCTTATGTAGGACTCTGCCGTCTCGGTTAGATCGACGTCTCCGGTATGGTACTGCGTGAGCTTCTTGGTCGTGGAGTCGTACAGAGCAATCAGCTTAACGGATAGACCTAGCCTGTCCCACAAAGAGGAAAACTTGCCGAATGTTGGTATCGGCCCTGTATTACCTGATGCAGTCACAGGAGGCTCTCCGGGAACAGTTACAGAACACGTGGCTGTTGTTGTGCCTGTTTGAAATAAATGTTTAATTGTTGGTACAGACCCTTCGCCAACACTTGCACCTGTATTGCCGTATCGGAAGCATGAAGCAAACTGACTTGCACTGATGACAGCCAGCCGAGGCTTACCATATCCTGGAGCAGCACGATATAAGACCACGATACTGTCCTCCTCATCTTCTAATTGAAATTGATTAAGAGCAAGCGTGGCTGCTTTTGCATTATACCTTAATGCTTTGTAACAGTTGCACCCTTCGACCTTATAAAGTTTTGTGACTCCTAAAGTATTACCTCCTACACCGCCTCCCTCTCCACTAATAATTGAATTATCTCCCACCATTACATCACGGTTGCCCGATGAAACTATCATCAGCACATTATAGTTTAAGATTTTAACGAAGCCCGGCTCGACCTTCATCCAGCGCTTAGTTACTCCTGCCACCTTCTCCGTCAGTACGGTACACTCAAACTGAAGCGGTGCAGGTTTACGCGGAGGGTCGATGATAAGCGAAGTCTGTCCGCTTACATTCTTAACCTTGTAACCAACTCCAGGGCGTAACATATTAGTTTGTCGGGCGTAGGTTTATATTCCCGCCCATCTTCTGATTTGTTTGGAAGTTGGTGTGCATATTAGTTTTCCAGCCGCCAGAGTTATTTGTGCTTTCCTTCTTACTTGGCGTTGATTGGTCACCGTAGTAATAAATGTCAACGTCCCAGCCGTTCACTGCGAACGTAATGTCAAATGACACTTTAACCAGCGTGCCGAAGAACTCGAGCGAGACGCCTGTAAGTAGCAACTGAGGAAGGCCGCCAATCTTAGTTCTGAAGCCCGAGCCTGCCGTTGATGTCCAACTTGGCTTTAGGCCGCTTAGATCGCCTAAGAGGTTCACGCCTTCGAAGAAACCTGTGAAACTTGTTTGCCCCATAGCACCTACAAGCTTTGAAGCCACAAACATATCAGTTGTATAAAAACTTCCGGTAACTCCAAAGCCTGCTACAAGGTAACTCTTAACACCGTACTTATCTCCTTTTAGACTGCTAACTTCTGTGTGCTCGACAAACGCGTCGAATGAACCGTCCGCGTTAAACTTAGCACCGTTTAAGGGAGCATCAGGTGTGCCGCCAAGCCAACCTACAAAATTAGGATGCGTCTCAATAGGCTCAGTGGACATCGAACCACGTCCGCTTACTTCCGCATCGGTAACGTTCCCGACTGCGATACCACAGTACTGTGCCGAGAAGATTTGCAGGCCGTTGCTGTTAAGGGTCGAAGATACGTTGTGACAGATTAAGCGCTTATCTTTTGAAAATGCGTCACCGCGTTTAGGTACTGCGGATAAAGCCGAAGCACCGTCAGCTGAGACTTCGGACGTGCCATGGCTAATAGTGTAATCTGCCTTGCAGGTGAGTAAGCCGAAGCCGTCGTCCTCGATAGTCCATCCTGGCATTAAGACTGCCGTGGCGAGTTTGTTACCTTTAGTTATTCTAGCCATAAATTATTTACCGAATACGCTCTTAAATACGTTAGCACCTGTACGTAAGAGGTCGTTATTAGGATTGGTGAAATTAGTCGCGGAAGGAGTTGGCACTGTGCCGTCGGTGTTTCCGTTAGCATTGCCGGCCATCGTCGTCGTATTCTGTGCGATGACTGCGAGGTGATCCGTGGCGGTCTTGCCTGCGACCATGCCGGATGCCCTGTATGCTGAACCACCGATTTCTGCCATCGAGCTTACTGCCATCTTGCCTGCTTCTGCTGGCTTCTTACCAGCGTTGATAAGGTCTAAGGCCATTTGTGCTGGGGTCTTGTTTTTAAGAGCCTCGGCAGTTGAAGGAGACATGGGGGCTTGTGCAGCCTTACCTACGTCGCCAGCAGTGATGCCCATTAAGTTTGCCGCTGATACTGCCGCTGTGATTTTTGCAGTCTCTGCTGCCTGTGCTAATTTATCATTCATTCTATCTAACTGATCTGCCTGTGCGTCAGTCATGATAGGAGCGGCTGCCATGTTAGCGCGTAACTCGTCGTAGTTAGATAAGAGCGGTATCATATCCATAGCAATTTTGTCACCGAATACCGCGGTAGCCATTTCGTATTTCTGTTGCTCATCAGTAAGCGAACTCATGGACACAGCCATACGTTGTAAAATCTCATCGGCAGAAATGCCCTTGCTCTTAATTTCATCCATCGAAAAGCCGAGTGCCTGGAGTGCTTTGACTTTAGGGTCACTAGTCTTTCCTGACTCAGCCATGTTACCTGCATCTCTTACCAAGTTGCGTAAATCTTTATAGCCTTTGCCAAGTTGCTCGATTGATAGCCCGCTTTGGTCAGCTGCATATTTCATACGTTGAAACTGCTCAACGGTCATTCCGAGTCGCGCCGCTTCATCTTTAATATTTCCCATTTCTTTTGCTGCGTTAAACGTGGCAACGCCTAAAGCAGTTACGCCAGCAGTTACAGCAGTCCATTTAGCGGCAGATTTGCCGACGCTGTTTCCAAACTTCTCAGTTTCTTTGCTCACGTTCTTAAGCGTGCCTGTCGCCTTATCGTTTGCGACGACGTTAAACTCGATGTTACGTGCCATTAGTTTGGTTTCTCTACCTTTGCCAACTCGTCAAGCAGGGCCTCATCTTCACTAGAGAAAATCTCCATCGACGCTCCATCGCTCACGGAAAATCCTGCCGACATCCACACGGCCTGAGCCTCGGGCATATGCAATGCCTGCTCAAATGTAACGCCATGCTTAACTAAGTTAGTAATGATAGCGAGAGGCCATGGGATACCGTTATGCCGTGGCGACCCGCCCTGGTCACGTTCCGACTTCTCCCAAAATTGAGGCCACGTACTAACCTTGATATGGTCATGCGCTAACTCAACTGCGGACGCGTACCGCTTGCCGGACATAAGACGGATGCCGTTGTAGTGATCGGAGAGCGTGGGCTTAAGGCTACCCGACTCGCTACATACCTTTGCAAAAAGAATAATGTCCGCAGGCTTCATTATCCGGTCAGTAACGATAGGATGATTTAACGCGGTCAGCCAAAGCCGATGCTTTATGCACCATGGGTATAACTTATACCCGCATAGATGCGTACCTTTAGGGGTCAGAAATGCCTCGAGAAATCTCTTGTCCATAGGAAGGGTTAGACCTAACCATTAAACCGCCTCTCAAGGCAAGCCAAGGGGCAAAGAAAAGGCCCTCCGTAGAGAGCCTAATCACCTTTCGCGTCAGCTAAGGATTTGTAGGGATAACTTATACCTTAGTAGGTAATTGCTTCGTACTCCGTTGCGGAGAGGGAAATTAATGTGAAGCCTTTATTTTGCCCACGATCTTCAATGCGTGTGATACAGCCTGTAAATGCAACTTCGTTACCAGCAAAAACAATCTTGTCGCCAATCGAAAGGACGAAGGTGGCAGCGGAAGTGAGCACGCCTTCGAGGCTCAACTCATTTGTGCGACCGTCGAGGCGGTGAGTGACAGTCTTACCTGTCTCGTCTTGGACTTTGTCATCCAGCTCAAAAGAGCGGGTAACGGTATAGGATTGGACGGTGATACCTGTTACAGTACCCGAAATGCCATATACCATCGCTGTTCCTTTTGTTACTGCGGCCATAGTGTTATACTAATGCGACTACTGTAAAGACTCAGGCAGGGAGGACGATTAGGATAGAATAGTTAGACGTGGAAAGCAGGCTGCGGTCGCCTTGGCTTTCTTCGGTGCTTGTATAAATCACGTCGTAGCAAGTCGCGTCGGCTTGGCTTGTGAATATAGCCTTAACTGCTGGTATATCCTGCAATGCCCCAAGCACCGCGGCAGTACGTGCACGGTGTACGGTCAAGGCCGTGGCCTCGTCTGAGGACGTAAAGACGGTGACTCTTAAACTAGCGTTAAATTTTCCCAGCCCTTCGGGTAGATCGGAGATAGGGTTAAGACTCGAGACACTGACCCCCCAGAGCGGTAAAACGGGTACATTAGTTTCGAAG